CCCGAGCAGGGGGGGAGTCGAACCCCATAGAAACCTTTGTGTATGAAAGGGGACGGTCCAACCGTCATTGAGTGTCTGTTCCAAAATGGAGGTAGACCCCCTCATATCCCAGCAACATCTAGGACATCGGGAACTATTGGATTGTTATAAACATGAAGGCCGTACTCAGGCACATACCACGCACTGATAGCCTTGAGATAATTTCTTATGTCAAGCAGTAGTGTCAGTACCCCACCATCCTTCTTGTTAAACAATTTCAATAGTTTCTTGTCCTCGATAGCCAGAACAGAAGGAGTCTCCCTTAGTTTAAACGATTTGAAAATAGGGCTGCGGGTGACGAAATTTGTTTAAAACCGGCTCCAGTGGGAGCAACCCACGGGCCAGCGGCTACGTAAGTAATACAGTTGTCTTCATCACCTGTGGACGCATAGGCTGAGGCTTTGGTGTTGTTTTCAAAGACATAAAGTGCTCCATCCGATCGCCCCCGAATACGCACTGCATGCGTGACTTTTCCAGTCGCGGTAGTACTGGATTCGCCCGCTTTGCAGTACTTCAGGGACTCTCCTACAAACTCATACACTGCTTCCGGGATGCTCTGATGGAAGGGCACCAGGGCACCACCTTCAGCGTGCTTGAGACTTAGCTTGGTGACTCCATCTCCATTGTCTGTGAAATAAGACTCATAGCCAGGGTCAGGGTAAATGAAGTTACTGGAAGTGTCTGGGGTGGCAAGCCTGTTCTCAAAATCTATATCGTAATCGATGTAGATATTGAAGCTTACGACGCTACCTTGCGTGAGGTTTCCTATGCCCGAAGACAAAACAAGATAGAAGGAGCCCTGATCGGAGTCTTCCTTGCTGGAATCCGTGAAAAGTAAGGCCTGGACAGTCTTCAAGGGAATGTTCAGTTCTTTCTTCTCGTAGATCTTCGCTGTTTGTCTTCGTTCGAAGGTCGCCACAGTTCGGACAGCGTTGTCTCCGGATGGTATGTCCAATTTCGAATCCATAGTCCACCCCATTATGTAACTTCCGCTGGTCGTGGTTCCCGCACTGGGTTGTACTACAATTTTGAGTTTCCTCGCTGGTTTCCAATTTGCATAGAGTTGGGCTTGGCGCCACAGACTCGTTCCGGGAAATTTTGATGGGCAGATGTCCACCCTAGCAATGACCGTGCCTGATTTAGCGGTAGCGGGGACGTCAACGGAAGAAATAAGATCATTGCCATCAAAGCAGTTTCTCTTAATTCCCCCCATCCTTCCCCTCTGACGCTGGGGCAACGGTCTGGGTGCTTCCTGATTCAATTCTTTCCTCAGTCTCGCGTTCTGTCTCTGCCGTCTCCTCCTCTCGCGCTGCTTCGCTCTCTGTTGCTCTGTTTTCACCATTATCAGTTCTTACAATTTCAGAAGTCAAAGGGCCTGCTTCCTTCGCCATTATTCTCTCCATCATCAATTCGAATACTGCCGACGTAGCCTCGTTTTTATTGACTCCGAAACCTTCTCCTACTAAGACGCCCGTCCCGCGATATGTCACTCGAAGAACACCCCACGGATTCGGTGAGTTCTCCAGAACAGTGTACTTACGCTCTAGAATGTGGCCTGCGTCGACGAAGGAATACGACACTCTACTCACCACGTCAACGTTGCACTCCGACAACTTAACGTCATCGGGCACTTCACACCAGGTCTTTCCATCTCTAGCAACTTTCACTCTGCTCTTAGTCTCCCTTCGTGGCACTCCTTTAAGCCGGTCGAGCTCAGCCCTGGTCCAATCACTATCCCGCACTGGGACAAGCGGACCCTTCTCCCAATAGCTCTCATCGGGGCTGGGCCTCCAGCCAAGTGAGATTAGAACCTCTGCACACTTTCCAGGGGCTAAGTTTGTGACTAAGGGTATGAAGTCACGATGGAATTTCTCCGCCCCTTCTGGGATCGCGTTAGCGATTCTCTTCTCCTTTGGCACCGACTGTGTTGTGGCTTTGTACTTTACGAACTCTTTCGGATACTTCACGGGCTTCATGAGTGGTGTTCTCTCTTCCAGGAATGGTCTTAGATATCCTTCACTGTCTACTGTTGGATCTCGCTTCCTCTCCATTGCCAACTCTGCTTGTTCTCGACCTTTCTCGGTTTCCACTTCCTCGGCCCAGGAGGTTGTTTGGACCTCCTTGGACACGACAGCAGGAACATGATGCGGATCACGCAAACTCCGGTAACGCTTGATCTCATCCAGCTTCTCCCTCAAAGCAGGGACACAATCATACCACACTCCGCCTCTCTTGTTGTCAGGACTCAGATAAACATCTATGCAGAAGTCTATGCTGGGCCAACCATCGCTGGAAGGCCAAGTGAAATCCTCTCCCACAAGGTCAACCAACTCTGGTCCTTCTCCACCATACTCCCCATCGACTTTCTTTCCGGTCTGAACCCTCATGCACACAACCTCTGTGTTGGTCTCCTCGATCAAACGGGAACAGATGTTCCACGTCTTCTCGTGGAGAAAAGCAGCAGTGATCATGTACCCTCGGGCACAATCAAACAAGTACCTAGCTCTTCCTGTGGTCTTCTTTAAATCCCTCACTTCTTCGGGGACCCTAGCGTTGGATATTAGACTAACAATATCAGACTCTTCCTTATAGGGAATCACCTCCAAGCGGTTTTTGCCAGTTATCGCCTTCAGTTGCACGCCAAGAAATTCTTGCGAATTTGGCTGCTCTCCTTCCTCAAGCTCTTCCTGCACCTCATCCCACTGGTAGGTATCTCCTTTAAGGACGAGTCCGAAATTCTCCCTCATAAAGGTCTTCACCGCTTCAACGTCCATTATGTCAACTCCATAGTGTTTATGAGCCTCTATGAGAGTGACAAAGGCTGTCACGCTCTTAAAGGTATCCACTCCAGTTGTTCCCACACATCCAGTCAATAGACCTGTCTCACTACGATAGGGTTGTGAGCCGTTGACAAAGAACTTAGCGCCTACTAGCTGTTTCTTCCAGACTTCTCCTACAAACTTCCAAAAGTTGCTCGGGCCGTGCTCCCGTTCGTAACAGTGAAGAACATAATCTACATACTCCGCAGCCTCAGTCTTGTGAATGGAGCCATCCATACACTGGAAGTCGGGAGAACAGGAGTACAAGACTCCATCTTCCCTCCTAACCAGTCTCACATCATCTCCATACGCACAGAACTTGACCTCACCCTCCTTAGTCTCACACATCCAGTTGAATAGTCGTTGGGACCCACCGCCAGCATACGAGAACCCACACGCATTTGATCCCTTTTCATGGAACAAATACATGTTATCGGTAAACGGCTGGTTTAGGGCTGAACACAAAAACTGGGTGGGAAAAGAAAAAGAGAAGTAAGGCCGAGTCTTCTCATGCAACTTATCTGGTGGATACCTATCTGTCTTGTTCTTACACTGGCACACTAGGAACTCTTCATTCTCCCTTAAAAACTTGTCCAGATAATCCTGGTTGGCTTCCTTGATCAGCTCACCAATGGCGTCAAAGCATTCATCGAGACACTGTCGCTTGGTCCTATAGAAAGGAGGACCTGCTCCAGAACTCTTGTTTACCCTGACGCTCGAGATGAACTCTTCAATGTTCCCGTTCCAATTTGGGAGTCCCTCCTGCACCGGTAGCGCGGCTCTTACATCTTCGAATCTGATGTTGTACTTTTCCATCGCGGTCTTGGGACTCGGGACTTTCTTAGTAGCCCAGAGTCGGAGTCTCTTGCTGAACCCCTCCTTATTTCCTGTAGTGTATATCAGCCTCTTGATGTCGTCAGACTGAGCTCCGCTTCTCAAGCAAACCTCAACTAGCTTTCGATCTCTTTTAGCTACTTTGTACGTCTGTTTCATACTGACGTTGCCTTCTTCCTGATTCTCACCCATAGTGTGGCGAGAGCAGACGCGAACCTTCGCCGCTTCGGTTAGAAAGCTTACGTCTGGATTCCCTTTTGCCACAGCTATGGGCTTGATCAGGTCCTTGACAACGTCCTCATCATAGTCGTACTCATTCCTTCCAATATAAGGAGCGGGAGTTCGAGGACTCGTTCCAATCAATTTCTTGAGCTCTTCAAAATTCTGCCTCTTCAACAACAACGAATCTTCTTTCAGGTCAGCAAACGTGACTTTGTCGCCAGATGATACAGGGTTGCTTGCGTCCATGATGTTCAAATTAGAGAAAAAGGAAAAATTTAGGCTAAGGAAAAACATAGAG